CTACTGACCCAACGCCTTGGCGTAGGCCTGGCAGGCCTGCAAGGCGATCAATCCACGGTCGCCTTCGTCGGTGATGGCGATAATTCGTTGAGCATGCGCCGGGTCAAGTCGGGCGCGTAGGGCGCCATGATCCACGCCGCCGGCGCCGGAGGCGGCAGGCAGCGCACAACCGGCGGGAGCATCGTTGGCGTCGAGGAGGACTGACAGCCGGACATCGGCAGTAGCAAGGCGATCGCGCAGGCGAGCTTGATCCTTCTGCACATTGGTCATTACCTCATAGTGTGTTTGCTCACTGACCGACAGCCTATCTTCCAGGGCCACACGCTTACCCTGCTCTGTCAAGGCTTGGTCGGCAGCCGCTCTGCTCATTTCGGCCAGGTCAGACTGGTGCAAACGATCCTGTTCCGCCAACTGCTTCCCATAGCGCCAGTCCTGGATTTTCCACATTGAGCTGGCGACCAGCAGCACCAGCACTCCGACAACCGCCAGCCTCAAAGAGAAGGGATTCACGGAACGTCCTTGAAGAACAGATGATTGCCCAAGCTCAACGTGTGCGTGGCCTCCTTGGCCCAGACCGGCGGCTTCGGCATTGTGATCGCGTAGTAATGGGTGGCGCCCTGGGTAATGTCAGGGTCGGCGCCGGAGATCACCAGCTCCGCCACCCGCAGGGCCTGGGCAAACTGTTTAGGTGGAATAGGCTTCGCGCCGCTCAGGAACGAATAGTTCGGGTCATTCTTATTCCAACAACTGAACTGGTACGGCTTCAGGCAGACATCGACATAGCCGTCTCCCCACCACGACTTGCTTTTGCCATCTTTCACACGATTGCGGATCGTCCAAGCCACCGCGATCTGACCAACGAAGCCCTCGCCGCGTGCCTCGCCCCAAACCGTGCGTGCGACAATATCGCGGTCCGTCTCAGAAACCGTCATTACTTTTCTCCGGACATAAAAAAACCGACTTAGTCGGCGTTTTTGAGTTTTGCTTGGGACTGCCTGCTCTTACATCAGGAAATAATCGAGCACCGTCTGGAAACCGTCTCATACGGGCCAGCCCTCTTCTAACATCGCTTCAGTAAATGAACCATTGTTCAATGCAATCAGAAGTGCGGCCTCCCGGGCATAACAAGCTTGCACATAGTCACAGACACCATCCGCCAGCGCGAGGATAGCGGCAGACGTCAACGTCACGAATGAACCATCGGACAATTTCCAATCAATTACGTAGTCAGCATTGCGACCAGCGCGCAGCGCCGCACCAAACAACTTGTTCTGCGTTGTTCGGTCGGTAGAGATGCTCATACCATTGATAAGAGTGCCTGCAACCTCATAATCGAAACGAGCGGCCGCGATCAATGCTACCCAATCGACCGGTATATCCTCCAATTCAACCCATTCTTCGGCATTGCCAGGCTGAACATTAGCAAAGCGACCTATGATCTCACCGATGTCATTTCTTTGAACGTAAGGCATTCTTTTCTCCTAGAGCTCTGTATATCCCAAAGTCGATACTGCGTAATAAGCAGTGCCATCACTTGATGCCATGGCCCATTGCAGAATCACCGTTGCGGCTGTATCCGTCAGGCACTCAAAGGGGAACGCAAGGTAGTCGACGTTCGCTGTATTTCCACCAATGCCTGCCTGCCAAGCAGAGATCGTCCCACTAACAAGCGCCATTGCTACAGCACTGGAATCTGTCGGTCTCATGTAAGCGAATCCAGCAGTACCGCTCATGGCGACATGGGCCATTACCTTGGTTCTTACACCTGGCGGCACAGACAGGGTCAACGTGACCGATCCCGGGGTACCGGTGGTAGAGACTGGAGCAGATCCGACAAAGTCCTTGATCGGTGTTGAGAAATAAAACTGACGCCCAACGTTTATGAAGGGAATGATATTCCCCGTGCTGTCTGTCTTGACGGAACCAATACGCCGCGACCCGGTGTATCCGGCAGGCAGTGTCGGGGCGGTAGCACTCAGCGAAAACAACAGTTCGGCTACCCCGTCAGCGGCCTTTCGGATCAGGAACAAGTGATACCAAGTGTTCGCAGCGCGAGAGCCTACGTCGAGCTTCTGGTTGCCGGAACCCGACGTCCAAGCTCCAGACGCCAGAAGACCGGCAGCCAGGTTGCTCGGAAGAACAATATCGAAAAGGTCATCAGAAGACTTTGCTGCACCCGGGTCTACGTTGATAACGGTTGCCGGGGCGCCAGGGCTATTCCACATGCGCAAACCGGACATATATCCAATCGGCAAAAAAAAGGACAATCGCTGCGCCAGCTTTTTGGGACTGACTATTGTTGCATCATCAACGCCTCCATTGACCACCAACTGAGTACCAATTGCCGCTATGCCGGAACGGGACTCCGTGGCCGTACGAGATGCGAGTGCTGCTGGTGTGACCACACGCAAGGCGTCTGCTCCAGACTGAGTCTCTGCGTTCGTAGCCAACTCAACAAGCCCCTTCTGAGTGAGTGAGGCATCAGGTGGCGACGCGGGAATTGCATTGGTGATTTTCGTGTTGATTGCTGCAAGAAGTTGAGCGTTATTGCTTTCGCTCGGCGTCAGTCCGCCGGAAGTAATGACATTCAACACCTCTTCAGTAACGGAATTCCCCCACTGGGCGGGAATCAAAGACCCCGGCGTTCCCGTTATCGGATTTTCATCTACGAACTTCCCATTCACCAACCCTGCACTGGGAACGCTTTTTGGATAATCCATCCATTTACTCCTTAGTCATAATTGATATGCACCTGCGTATGCGCGGGTGCACTGCGATGAATCAGGCACTCCAACGCCGACCCCGGGTTAACGCCAAAACGCTCTCCCCAGTAGCTGGCGCCAAAACGACGACCGAGAGACAGACGCCCCCCGGCGTTGAGGGTCCACATGAACTGCGCCTGCCAAGTGCCAAAATGGGCCTCTCCAAAACGCGCACGACCCATGCGAGGTGCCCTGTGTTCGGTAACGCTGGCGTTGGGATAACCCTGGCTCCTGGCGATCTCCACGTAGTACGCAGCGGTCTGGCTACCCACCGCCAACAACCGCCGACGCACCGCCAACCTCCGATCGTCATACAGCGGCGTGGCCCCCAGGCAGGGGTCCGGCAGGTTCATCACCCGCTCCCAATCCGGCACCAGTTCACTCACCCCCGCCGGGTCCATTTCATTGAGCAAATCAGCCGCACGCGTATCAACACGCGCCAACTCCTGGGCGATGCCTTCCAGCACCTGTTCCAGCTCCGGCACCCGCTCCGGGTCCCATGCCGGGCCGCTGGGCAGCAGGCTCCGTAGTTGGGCCTGGTATTGCTCGGCGGTTCTTATTCCAGCCATGTGCAACCTCCGAACGTCAGTAACTGGTTACTGGCGGCGACGACATCAGCGACTGGTGCGCTGAGCTTGTGGTCGGTTTCGCCGGTGGCGCTACTGATGGCTTCGGCGATGTGGGTCAGCAGCAGGGTTTCGCCAAGACCGGCTTCGCGGTTGTGCAGGTCGCGCAACTGGGCCTCGACGGCCGCGCGCACGGTGCTGGTGTCAGGGGTGATGCGCAGCCGGTAGGTCACCGGTACCTGCACCGGCGCCAGTACATGCACCTCGGCGGTGACGGGGCGCAGGGGCTCGATATAGGCCCGGACCTCCTCCAGTTGCTCGGCATTGGGAATCGGCTGCGGATCGTCGTCACGCATGACGAACAGACCGACGGTGCCCGGCCCCAGGTAGCTGCCGCGGCACCAGGCGCGGGTGATGCCGGCGCATTCCAGGGCCCAGGTTTCATAATCCTGGGCCGAGCCACCGTGGGGAATGATGCGGTAGGAACGGATCACCCTCGCCCGCAGGGATTCGAGGCTTTCCCGGGCGACGCCGCCGGTCAAGCCTGGCGCCAGCACGGTGAAACTGTTGCCGACGCCCAGGATCGGCTGCACCGGGGTCAGGACCAGCCCGGCTTCGGCATTGCCCAGGCTGCCGGCGTCCAGCGCGGCAACGGTGGTGGTGTTCAATCCATTGCCGGTGGTGCGGGCGCTGGTCACTTTGTAGGCGCGGCCGTCGGCGGATTGCAGCAGCGTGTCGACATCCAGCACCGCGCCCGGCGTGGCAGTGAAGCTGACGCTGCCAGTGGCCAATTGAGCCGCTTTACGCGCCTGGTTCAGGCGCAGGGCGGCGATGCGTTCCAGGGTGGATTCGTCGGCCTTGTCCGGCAGGATCTGCTCGGCGATCCAGTCCAGATAGCCGTATAGGCCATAGGCTGCGCCGCCCAGGGTACGGGCCAACACTTGGGCATCGGACTGGCGCAGCGAATCGCTGGCCAGGTCGCTTTGGGTGCGTTTGATCAGCACCGGCAGCGAAGGGGTTTCAAACGGCATAGGTCACCTGCCAACTGTTATCGGGATTGATGTCCAGGCGCTCGCCGTCAGCCAGGGTCAGGACCGTGCGCAGGTTCAGGCGCTGGGCATCGAGGCGTTCGCTGATGATGTCGATGGCACTGCAATGGCCGTCGTCGATCAGCCATTGCAGGGCTTCGCGGGCATAGAACTCGGCATCGAGTTGGGTCTGGCGGGTCAGCTTGACCCGGCGCAGCAACCATAGCCGCGAGCCGATGCGGTCATCGGCGACCGTAGGAAAAGTGTCGCCCCACCAGCCGAAACGTTCCTCGTCATCGACGGCATCGTCGTCAGCTGCGCGGCGCCAGGTGAACAGGCTGATCAGTACCGAGCGGGTCAACGCGGCATGCAGGTTCTGGCTGATGAACATTATTGACCTCCCGCCGGTGCGCCGGTCTGGCCGCTGCCGGTCTGTACGCCGACATGCACGTGCTTGATCTGGCTGATGCCGCCGGCGATCTGGTCGCCTTGGGAAACGATCTTGCCGGTGTGATTGATCACGGGGCTGTCGATGTTCACCGCGCTGCTGGCGCGGATGTTCAAGGTGGCGGTGTCGACGTCGATGACACGGCCGCGCTTGAAGTGAATCCTGTCACCCTCATCGGTGTAGATCGCCACTTCGCCGGGGGCCAGGGCCTTGAGGCGAAAGCGGCGGTCGGCGACCACCAGCACCACGGCATGGGAACGGTCACCACCCAGGAATGTGGCGATGCCCTCGGCGCCGGCCAACGGGTTGCTGGTGAAGCCGTAGGGTTCGAAGTGCTCCATGTCGTCGTTCACCTCGCCGGCGGTAAGGCGCATTTGCAGCGATTGAAGCTTGGAGGCCGAGTTGGCGAGCACGACAGTGCCGCGCGCCAGGAGGCGGGTCAGTAGGCTCATTGGGGTTCCTTCGGAAATCGGGTTGGGGCGGGCTGAGTGTCAGTCGAGGTTGGCGGTGGCTGGGCCGCCGTCATCGCGAGCAGGCTCGCTCCCACAAGGGATGTGTGGTGGATGGGGATTTGTGGGCATCCCGCTCCCACAGGGGGTCGGTGTCAGGCTCAGGATCTGGGTGGCACCGGGTTCGCGTCGAAGGTATGGGGCGGAGCGACTTGCAAGGTGGTGACGGTGCCTTGGGCGGACAGCGAGTAGGTCACCTTGGAAATCAGCATGTCGCCGTCGAACCCCAGCACCGGGTCGATCACCCGCACCAGCGTGTTATGCCGCCACAAGTCGCCATTGGCCTGGCGCCAGCCCTGCACGCGGTAGGTGGTGGTCAGGGCGCGACCGGTGCGGATGGCGCTTTCCCAGTCGGCCCGTTGCTGGGCCAGCTCGAAGGTCAACTGGGCGCTTTCACTGATCACCGTCACCCGCTTGCGTTTGAAACTCAAGTCGGTGGCGGTGCCCGACACTTCGCTCACCGCCGCTCCACTCTGCTGGTCATTTCCCTTGTGCTGGCCGATGACCCGGTATTCGGAGAACACCTGGCTGTAGTCCATCGGCGCGTTGCCCGAAAGAATGTTCTTGCCCAGCTCCAGCACATCACTGGCTCGCCCGGCGCCGCCGGGTTTGGCCAGCAGCACGCGGCCTTCGGCGTCGTCAGTGGAAAACACCCGGAATAACGTCAGCAAACGGTCGATGGATTGAAAGACGGTTTCTCCCGGCACGATGCTGTGTTCGCTCAACCGTGCAGTTTCCGGGATCTCGCTGACGACCCCCACGCCGTATTGCGATGCCAGGGCCTGAACGATGCTTAGCACCGTCTGCCCACGCCATTGGGTGGGGCGGTTGATCGCCGCGCAATCCACCAGGTCCTGGGTTCTGGACCCCCCTTCGATGCTCAGCGTGATCTGGCGCCCGTCATAGCTGACCGGAGCCTTGAACACGTAGCCACTGAGCACCAGGTCGGCACCGATGCGCACCTGGCATTCATCACCGGGACGGATCGGCACTGCCTGGATCTGCCCCGGCCATTGCCAGGTGATGTCGAGTTTGAACGTGCGGAACTGACGCTCCAGGTCCGCACTGATTTCCACACTTTTCCAACCGCCGTAGTCCAGCCCACCGACGGTGAGCGTGACGACGTTATCGAACTCGCTCATGGCTTACTCCCCCGAGACTTTCAGGTCGTTGGGCGGCAGGAAACCTGGGTGGGCCACACCGTTGCGCTGGATCACTTCGGTCACCCGGGTGGCATCGGCAAATTGTTGGTAAGCCACCACCAGCGCCGGCAGGCTTTGCTTGAACGACAGTTTGATCAATCGGACACCCGATGACGCCACCGCTGTCAGGTGCGCGGCCATTTGCTGACGCAGGTTGTTCAGTGCCTGGTAGTGATCCGGGTCGGCCTTCAGAGAGGCCTGCCAGATGGCTTCGTTAAGGGCATCACGCAGAACCAGCACATCGTCGGCCACTGGCACGTCCCAGCGCTGGATCGGTTGCACGGCCTGCTGCGTCACTGAAGGCGTGGCGCCGAGCTTGACCACCGGCGCCGCCACGGGCATCGCCGCAACCCATTGCGCGGCCTGTACCAGCAGGATGTCCTGGAGCAGATCGGCCACGGCCTGGGCCGCCGCCATGGTGTCCTTGCCGGTAGTGAGTTTGGGGGCGTCCGTCTGGCGGATGGCTTCGACCTGTTGCGACACGCTGGCAATCACGCCGCGATAGCGGTCACGGGCAAAGTCCTTCAGCTCTCGGATATCCCCCAACAATCCCTTGAACTCCGCCACCACTTCCTTGGGCACCTCCTTCACCGCCTTGGCCAGATCGCTGAGCTGACCATAGACCTCGATCAACGGCTTCAGCTCCTGCTCGATAACGCCGTAGACTTCCTTGAGACTGTTGCGCAGGTCAGCGATGCCGATCCGTGCGACCTTGATCAAGGTCATCGCGTCTTCGAAACGCCGCACCGCCGAGCCCAGGAAACTGTCAGCCGACACCAACAGCAGCTTCTGGCTGTTGATCGTCGCCGAGGGGAATTGCAATGGCTGGTCGGGGTAGAACTTCAGGGCAAACGTGACCAGTCCGCCGTCCTGGCGGGTCTGGGTCATGTCGCATTCGCCGACCTTGACCTGCATCCGTCCCAGCCACGGGTGCACCAGTTCGCCGCTCCCCTGTTCCAGCGCCTTGAGCAATTTGTCGCGCTGCTCCAGACAATCGGGACCGACGATAAACGCAGTCAGTTCATGGATCTTCGCCTGCTGGCCCAGCCCTTCGAAAAACGGCTGGTCGCGCTGCGGGTATTCATGCAACTGGCCCTTGTGCCCCACCGGGGTTTTCGCCTGGTCGACCCAGAACCCGACGCCACGGAACGACGCCGGCAACAAACGATCACGCCAGCTCATTGGAACCTCCTGCGGACAGCGAGCGATAGCCGATGCGCGAACTCACCGCCAGTCCCGGTTGATTGGTCTGTGCAGGCTCGGCGCGCAAACCGGCCGGCGCGTTTTCGAAGCGTACGGTCAGGCCGCCTTCAAGCTGAGTCCGGCTGTTCGCGGCACTTTGCTGCACCAGCGCACTGGAGGTCTGCGGCAACGCACCGGCGCTACCAAACAGCGCCGGCGCCAGTTCACCTTTGCCTTCGGCGTTGGTCTTCTGTTGCGCTTCGGTCAGCCCTTGGACCTTACCAGTGAACGTGGTGATGACCTCGCCAAAACCGCCATTGAAGAACGCCTTGATCGGTGCGATCACTCCCTGCAGTTCATCCCACCACTGGCTGAACCACTCGCTTACCGGCCCCCACTGCTTGGTGAGACCGTCGATGGGCGACCAGTCGAACAGCCCGGCGAACACCGCCAACATGATCGACACCTGATTGTGCAGGCCTTCCCAGATCCCGGCGAAGACGTCCACAAGGGAGCCCCAGTTGGCCATGATCAGGCTCAACGGCGTCCAGTTGAAAAGCCCTTGGAGCGCGTCCATCACCGGCACCGTCAAGGCCCTGAGCAGATCCCAGATGGCCGAGAACAAACCGGTCAGCGGCGTCCAGTTACTTACGATCAAGCCCAGGGGCGACCAGGCGAACATCGTCTTGAAGAACTCGGCCATCGGCATAACGATGGGCGCAAGCCTCTGCCAGAGCCCGGCGAAGAACGCCGAGATCGGTTCCCAGTAGGCAATGATCATCCCTGCCGCCAAGGCGATGCCCATGGCGATCAGGCCAATGGGGTTCATCTTCAGGGCGAGGCTGACCACTTCGAGGGCCTGGCTCGCACCGCTGACCGCCGTCTGCATCGCGCTGAACGCCACGGCACCGGCGGCCAGTCCTTGCACCAGTTGCGGGTTGTCCTGCAGCACCTGGGTCATGCCGTTGACCATCGGCTGCAAACCGATCGCCACCGCGCTGACCGCCGGCCCTAGCGCCGAGCCGAACTGCACCGACACATTGCTGATGGAAGTCTTCAATCCATCCAGGCTCTGTGCCGCCACCCGAGGTGCTTCAGGGGCTTGCAGGGCACTGGTCACCCCGTTCACCTCGGCGACTTCGCTCTTGAGCGCAGTCGCCGACCTGAGCCCTTCCATGAACGGCTTGGCGATACCGCCGTCCGGCAGCAGCCCGGAAATGTCCAGGCTGCCGAGGCCGGTTGCATCGAGGTTCTGCTTGAAGCCCTGGACCTTCGCCCGAAGGCCCGCGAGCTTGGGCGACAGCTCGTCGATGCCGGTCAGCAGCACCGCCCTTTTCTCTACCTTTTGTGTGTCTGCCATCACTGCACCTGCTGCATCGCATTGATCCGTTGCGCGTGCTCCAGGGATTCGCGGAGCACATCCAGTGGCCTGGCCATCATCTGTTCGGGGTCAACCTTCCAGAACCAGGCCAGGTCATAGGCGGCGGCGATCAGGTCGCCGATGGCTGCGACGCCGCACTCATGAAAAAACTCGCGACGGCCCAGCTCAGCGCGTTGAGGTCGGCCAGGTCCAGCTGGTTGACCGACGACGGCGGGATGCCGGCGCAGACTGCGATGTATTTGGCCGCGACGTCCATGTCCAGGCTCACCTCCTCGCTCTTGTCGATCTTGTACGGCAGCGCCTTGATCGCCCGGACTTCCTGCACCGTCGGACGGCGCAGGGTCAGTTCGTTCAACGGTTCGCCGTGGGCCTCGATGGCCACGCGCAACGTCACCACATGGGTCATTGCCAGGTCCCCTTGATGCCTTCGAACTTCAGCTCGATGGTGGCGTCGTCGCCCTTGGACACCGGCTCTTCCACCAGGTAGGCGCCGGCCAGCACATAGACCTTGCCGTTGTTGAACTCGCAGGTGACGGTCATGTCGGTGCCGGCCACCAGTTGCTTGAGCGGGAAGTCCGCGGTGTGCAGCGCCGTCACCTTGAAAGACGGAGCAATGTCGGTTTCCTTGTAGAAACCCGGTACGACGGTTTCACGTTTGGTGAACATCAGCGGCGCTTCGCAGCCCCCGTTGATGGTCAGTTGAGCGCCGTCCACTTTGACGTAGCAGGTGCCTGCAATCAGTTGACCCATGGTGTTTCTCCTTCAAATAGAAAGCCCACGCGGGGGTGGGCTGAATTCATGTGTCCAAACACAACACTCAGGCAGCAGCGTCGTACTGCAGACGGAACTGGTTGAGCAGCGCGAACACCCGCAGGCCGTTGATGTAATCCGGCGGGAACAGCACGTTGACCCGGCTCGGATCCTGGCTGTCGCGCTCGACGATCAGGTGCTCGGCGAACAGCTCGGCGTTTTCCACATGACCTTCCAGCTCGAGCTTGGCGTACTGGGCGATCAGCTCGCCGCGAATCGTGCTTGGGGTCACAATCGGCTGACCGGCGCCGAAACGGGTGCCGTCGGAGGCCAGTTTGTGGCGGCCGTACTTGCTGGTGATCACGCCTTGCAGACGTCGCACGATGAACGCCGACTGGTGCATGGTTTCGCTGTCCAGGTAGGAATTGTCAGCTTGGCCAAAGGTATTTTTCTGATATGTGGTGATGGAACGCTGAATGCGTACGTAGCCGCCTTCGTAATAGGTGGTCGCGATACCGTAGTTGAGCAACGACTGGCGCTCGGTCAACGTGAAGCGTTCGCTGGCCGGCGCCGGATCCAGGCCCGGCAGGCTGCCGCTCTGGGTCGGACGGCTGGCGTCGGCCGAGATGAACACGGCAGTGCGAGCAGCCAGCGCAGCGGCCTGGACCCACGACGGTTGCGGCACGCCAGGTTCCAAGGCCTGGATAGTCATGTGCTGGTCGTTGCGCGCCTGGCCGGCCGCCACCAGCGCGCCGATGGTGCCGCGCTTGGCGCTGTAGACATGGCCGAACAACTGCTTGGCCCAGGACCAGCGGCCGGTGCTGTCGTCCATGACCGCTTGCCAGGTGTTCAGGCTCGACAGGTCGGACCACGGCATGGCGATGAATTCGAACGGCTCGTCACCCAGGGCCGCGACGGCGGCGGTCTGGTCCGGCACGCCAGCGCCACCGGTCATGGACGTGATGGCCGTGATCAGGCCCGCTGGAGTGTCTTCGCCATTACTCTTGCCCAGGCGATTGAACTGCAGGCTGATGTCGTTACCACTGTCGCCGGTCCATTTGGCGCTGAGGGTCACGACACCGTCGACGGCTGCAGCGGTCACTGGCAGGTCGGCTGTCGCGTTGACTTTCAAGGCCAGCGCCGTGGCGGCCTGGGCTGCGGTGGCACCGTTGACGACAGCCGCCTGGACGCGTACACCGCCGATGTACAGGTTGAGCACGCCGCTTTCGGTGGCAGTGCCGGTGAGGGTCAACATGCCCTTGGCGATGGCGCCTTCGACGTTGTGCAGCGGCAGGCACCAGATTTCACCGAGCGGATCGGTCTTGCGCCAGGTCTCGTACATCGAGGCGAGCATCGAGCCCTGCCCGCCGATGCTTTTGGCCAGGGCGACGCTAGAGACCAGCACCAGCTTGCCGACTTCCGCCGGGGCAATGTTGTCGTTGACCTGGGCCACGATCAACCGGCGCATGGCCGACAACGCGCTATTGGCGGCCGAGTTGTCCATCTCGGCGTAGAACAACGGAACACGAATGTCCGCGGGGATATTGCTGAATCCGATCGCCATTATTGGGCTCCCTGTGGTTTGGCCGCTTTCACGGCTTTGGTAGTGATGTCGCCATCGGCCAGACGTCGACGCCACCAGGCGTTGTCCGGCACGTCACGGCCTTCGAGGGGCAACAGGTCGCCCGCTTCCGGGTCCGGTACCACACGGCCCGGGGCCGGCAGTACGGTGATGCGTTTGCTCATGGGGTTACGTCTCCAGAGAAAGTCAGTTCCAGGCGCCCGTCGGGGCCAGGACGTTTGAGGTTGGGGTCCGCCGGGTCGATGGCATCGACCCGCACAGTGGCCCCGGTAAAGGACGACAAGCCGTCCAGTTCACGTTCGTGCCAGCTTTCGGCAGGCTGGCTTGCCAGATTGCGGCCCAGCTGGCACTCAGCGAAAAAACGCAGCCGGAACAACGCGCGGCCGCTGTAGACCGAGACCGGTTCGCTGCCGTCGTATTCGATGCCGGTATAAGAGGCACCGGGCTTGAACCCCACCAACGCCCGCCACAACTCGGAGCGCAGGTCATGCAGTAGATCCAGCGCTTTGGTCGGGTCGGTGGTGTCGAGCACCAGCACCGTGTCGAAACGGTCGCGTACCGTTTGCAGCGTGACGTTCTGCGCAGCATTCCTGCCCACCAGGTCGGCTGCCGGGAGGACATAGGCGCAAGGGGTTTGTAACGGGGTTTCGGCTTGTAGGGTGGCCAGGTCAAAACCGGCTGCCACCCGATTGGCAAGCGTCGGGCATTGCTCACGCAACTGCGTGAGGATCGGCGTGGTCTTCAT